TGATCATGCCGGCCAAACGCGGGCTGACCGTGAACCCGTCGCGGGCCAGCCGTTCGGCGTCCCCGAACAGATCGCGCCAGGCCAGCTTGCCATGATCCTTCTGCGCCATCGCCAGCATGGCCACTGCCCCCGGCGCCCCGGTCGAGCGGCCCGACAGCACCGCGTCGATGAAGGGCAGGGGCTTGCCGTCCTCATAAAACAGTTCGGGCGTCGCCGACGCCGGCGCCGTCTCGCGCCCGTCATAGGCTGTGACGGTCTCGGTCTCGGCGTCATAGCTCATCAGGAAGGCCCCGCCCCCCAGGCCCGACGACTGCGGCTCCACCAGACCCAGCACCGCCTGGATCGCCACCGCCGCATCCACGGCCGATCCGCCGCGCCGCAACACGGTCATCCCCGCCTCGACCGCCAGCGGATTCGCCGCCGCCACAAACGGCCCCCGAGCGGGCGATGCGGCCGGCGATTGGGCCGACACGGCCGGCTGCGGCGCTGTCGTAGGCGAAGGTGCGCCTTGGCTGGCTGTCGCGGTCTGGCATCCCGCCATGAGGACGGGAACCAGCACAGCGGCGATCTGGCGACGGAAGGAACGCATGGAAGATCCGAAAGCAGGGGAGCGTCAGACAGGCCTAAGCCGTCGCAGCCGCCACGCCAACCGCTTCAGACGCAGAAACTGCATTCCCCCGCTTGCGTCCGCCCGATCCACCGGCTAAAGACCCGCCCTCGCCGCAAGGCAGCCGCACCCGTAGCTCAGCTGGATAGAGCATCAGACTACGAATCTGAGGGTCGGGCGTTCGAATCGCTCCGGGTGCGCCACTTCCTTTTCAATGACTTAGCGCTGAAAACACCCTGTGTGGGGTGGGCGAGTTTACAGCCTGTTTACACCGCAGTTTACAGGTCGCGTTCCGGCCTCGTTCCGGGCGGCTGATCGGCCGCGAACCGCGAATATTCTCAGGACGCGGTCGCTCGGGCCTTTTTGGCGGCGCGCAGCTTCACGACATTGTCGATTCGATCCTGCCCCTGGTCGGCGAGGCGACGGCGTTGCGCCTGGCGTCGGTATTCCTTCGCGGCGCGGTCGGTGCGGTGTTCGAGCTGCGCCATGATCTCGGCATCGGACGCGCCAGCCATCGCTAGCTCGACGCCGCGCGTATGCCTCAGGCCGTGGAGCGTCAGCGGGCATTCCATCACGCCGTCGTCGTTCAGCGCGCCGCGCACCTTGCCGTCACGCGCAAGCCGGTCGAGATGGCGGCCGACGGCCTGGTTCAGCGTGTATTCGCGATAGGCATGGCCGTCGGCATTGTAGGCGACCGTCAGGGCCTTGGAGCGGGTGCGCGTCAGGACGTCGGTCAGACGGTCGTCCTCGCGCTTGTCGCACAGCACCTCGCGCTTTTCCGTCAGCCACAGCAGACGTCGTTCGGCGTCGCCGTCGTCGTTCTGGCGGACGGTGCGCGCGTTCAGCGGGAACTTGCAGATCGTGCCTCGACGGAAGCCGGCGTAGCGGGCGAGGGCGTAGGCGCGCGCCAGACCGGGGGCGGTTCTGACGGCGTCCTCGATGGCGGCGGCGACCTCGGCGTCTTCCCAGATCGGGTGGCTCTCGCCCGCGCCGTGCGGCCGGCGCACCTTCTTCAGCCGGTGGAAGGGGTCGCCCTCGATCCGCTTGTCCGTCTCGTCGTCGACGATGGGGATCAGCGCGTTCTTTAGAACCTGCATCCGCATATTGGCGGCGCGGTGGCCGCGCACCGCCCAGGCGTCCCGCAGCTCCAGCAACCACGACCGGCTGACCTCGCCGAGCGGAATGGAGCCGACGTCCGACACAAGCTCGTCGGCGAGGTCGTGATAGGCCTGCTGCGTCGAGCTGGCGAGGACGAGGAAGTCGGCGCTCGCGGCGGTCCTGACGCCGCCCACGACCTCGCCCGTATAGGCGCGAAGCGCGCCGCCGACCGTTCCCGGCCGGGGCTTCTTCTGCGCCGCCGTGGCCCTGGCGATTCGTGCGCGGATCGCCGCGACTTCATCCTTGAGCGCCTGGCTGCCTTCGGGGCTGACCAGGGCTTCGCGATATGATCCGGACCGGTAGTAGAGGTGGACCCGGCCGTTCGGCTTGACGATCCGCTGGACGTTCGGGATGCGCTCTATCTGCTCGTCCGACACCCGCTCTGCCCTTTCCCGGCGCGCCGCCTGACCCGTTCGAGGGCGGCGGACCTATGGTCCAGCCCATGTTCGGGCGTGGCTTCGGGCGCATCCTGACCACTGGATGCCGAGGGTTGCAAGCTGGTCAGGGATTTGAGCGGCAGATGCTGGACCCAGACGTCGATGTCGGGCTTGCGATAGCGCAGCACGTTCGCGCCGAGGTCGAGCGGCGCGACGGGCAGGATCTTCTTCACCGTGTCCCACGACAGGCCGCCCAGGTAGGCGCACAGTTGCTCGCGCGAGAGCAACTGCGGCCAAGCCTCGGGGATGCCGTGGGTCGCGGTTGTCATGCGGCGCCTCGCTCCGCTCTGCGGTCAGCGCTTGCTTTTTCGAACTGCAGGACGGCGCGGTCATATAGTTCCAGCATCTCCGCGAAGCTGACCTTGCGCCAGTCAGCGAAAGTCGCGCTTGTGCGATCTTCGCTCAGGCCGTGGCTGATGCGGGTCGAGAGCGTAACCGTCCAGCCGTCGCCAAAGTCAGGCGGGCAAACCTTGACCAGATATCCGTCTCGTCGCTTGTAGACCCTGCGCCAACGGTCCCAAACCGCGAACTGGCGGTCGCTCCACTGCCAATCGGGTTGGACTGCTCGGCGTTGGAAGTAGGACACCCCGACATTGCCCCACCAACAGAGTTCTCCGTCCTCGGCGCTGGCGATAAGGTATTCAGGCCAGCCTTTCTCAAGCTCTCGCATCTCGCGGAGCCACCCCAGTTGCCATTTGTTGGGCCGACACGAGGAGAGGAGGATCAGGTCACCGACCTGAGGCGTCCGATCTGCCGCGTAGCCTGTGCTCACAAACCCTGTCAGTCCGCCCCAGGTCTGGGGGTATTCTGCCTCAGGGTTGTCGCCATGGATTCTCGTTTGGCAGAACGAGAGCAAGTAGCCCATCATTGATCGATGGGCGCGGTGGAAGGTGTCAGGTTTGGGCCGTCCCATCACGCGGCCTCCGCTTGAACTTCGACCACGACGTTTGCGCGCACGAGGGCTTCGGCAAGCGGCGGGCAGACGCTGTTGCCGCACATCCGGCCTTGGGCGTCGAGGGACAGGTCCACGCGGCGACCGTCGGCGGCAATGCCGTGGTCGATGATGTAGCTGTCAGGGAAGCCCTGCGCGCGGAATCGTTCGCGCGGCGTCAGCATCCTCATGCCGATGTCGGCGATGGCGTAGGTCTCGCCGTCCAACTGGACCGTGACGAGGCCGTGGCGCGGCTTGGTCGTCAGGGTGTGCAGCGGTTCGTCCGCACCCTGCGAGGGGTCGCCCGCGCCATAGTATTTGGCGAGGAACGCCGAGATCACGGCCGAGTGGTTGCCGCCTGCCGAGACGGTCCGCAGGGGCGCATCGGTCGCCTGGTCGCGGCGGTTCGAACCACGCATGGTCTGAAGGTGGGTGGCGACCAGGGCCTCGCCGCGCGAACCGGTCAGGGTGTTGACCGGGGCGTCTGCCGGGTATTCGCGAGAGCCGCCGCTATCGCCGTGGTTCACGACGACTAGGTTCGTGGCGACGACGTTTGGATAGGCGCCGCCCGCCGTGATCGTGTGCATCGGCTCGTCGGCCGCCGTCCAAGGCTTCTGGCTGTTGCGCATCATCATCAGGTGCGCCGACACGACGCCCTGCTGCCCGCCAGATGCGGTGACGGTCGCCAAAGGCTCGCGCGCGTCCCGGCCGGGGTTCACGCCGCCTGGCCGGCTGGCGTCGTTGTTGTGCTGGGCGAGGAAGGCCGCGACCAGGGCGTGTTTGTTTCCGCCAGCAACCACGGTCCCAAGCGGCTTGGCGAGGTCGAGAACACGCGGCTGTTGGCCTGGATGCTCCCCGTAGCCCATCTGGACGAGACTGGGCGCGATGACGCAGTTCTGATCCTTGGGGCTGGCCGTGACGGTGTGCAGCGGATCATCGATCGCGCGGTTGCGACCGCCTTGCTGGGCGTAGCTGACGAAGGGCTGGACGACCGCGAAGCTGCCGCCCGTCGTCTGCGTCCGGGTCGGTTCATCGACGCCGTGGACGCCATTGCGGGCTGCGGCGCTCGCCATGTCCGTGCGGACGATGAAAGGTCGCGGGGCCTCCAGCACATAGCGGACGACGCCTCGGGCGATGCGCCTCAGTGTGGCGTCGGCAAGCGGGCGTTTGGCGCGCAAGCCCCACTGGCGGAATATCTGTTCGCTGGTGTCGAAGATCGACGGGCAGGGCAGGGTGAAGTCGATGATGTCGGCCGCGACGCGCCACGGCTTCTTGCGGCCGGTGATTACGTCCGGGTCGTTCGGTCCGCCGTGCGTGGCCTGAGGCCAGACGATAGGCAGGCCGTCGCATCTGGCGATCATGAACAGGCGCTTGCGGATCGTCGCCGCCGCCGTCAGCACCTTGCCCCCGAAGTCGCAGCCGCGCAGCTCACGGAACTCCAGCGCATAGCCTTCCTTCTCAAGCTGGCGCTTCCAGATCTCGAACGTCTCGCCCTGGCGTTGGGGGCAGGGCATTCCGTCAGCCGTGAGCGGTCCCCATGTCCGAAACTCTTCGACGTTCTCCAGCATGATCACCTTGGGCCGCACCCGTTGCGCCCACATGACGACGACCCAAGCCAGGTCGCGGATGTTCTGCTCGACCGGCTTGCCGCCCTTGGCCTTGGAGAAGTGTTTGCAGTCCGGGCTGAACCACGCGAAATCCACGGGGCGGCCCCGGCAGACCTCGACCGGATCGGCTTTCCAGACCGACTGACACAGGTGTTCGGTCGCCGGGTGATTGACCCGGTGCATGGCGACGGCGTCCTCGTCGTGATTGATGGCGTAGTCAACGGCACGGCCGAGGGCGGCTTCGATGCCGGTGCTGGCCCCGCCGCCGCCTGCAAAGTTGTCGATGATCAGGCCCATCTAGCAGGCCTCGACAGTGTCGGCTTGAAGGGTAATGCGCTCGATGTCTTTGATCGCTTCGGCGCGCGTATCGCCGTCGAACGCGCCCTCTTCGGCAGCAGCGAGCCACGGCGCTTCGAACATCCGCACAAGGGCGTCAGCTTCGCCATCGGCGACGCCCCCGTGGAGTGCCCAGCGAACAAGCGCGCCAAGACGGTCCCCATCGACGCCGTCTGTCATGCCTTCGAGGATGTCGGCGGCGAACCGGAACCGATGCGCGACCTGGCGGTCGCTGCGTGACGGGTGTGCCTCGTTTGCGATCCGCGTCTCCAAGCCGATCTTGGCGGACGTGGCGTTGAACTTGCCGATGACCGCCTGTTGAAGGTCGATCCCTTCCCCCATCGCGACAAGGTCGGCGCAGATGACGACGTCGGCCAGTTCGTCGGCAAACTGCTGCTTGGTCGCCCGACTGCCGGCGATACCTAGCCGCTCGCGTTCCAGCTTTTTGCCGACGTTGCAGGCCTCTCCTGTTTCGCCGGCCAGCTCGTTCATCCGATAGGAGAGGGTGATCTTGGCGTCCTGATCCCATTCCTTTTGCCGTGCGATGTTGGCGGCGCGGAGCGTGAAGTGCGCGGTCATCACGCGGCCTCCGCATGGGCGACGTCGCGCCGGACGGCGCGGAGGGCGGGTTCGAGGCGGTCGCGGCCCTTGCCGTTCAGCCAGGCCCAGCCGAGGCATTCATCACGCGAGCCGTCGGGCAGCAGGCTCCAGACCTGAACGCCAACATACAGGCCGGGGCGACCTTCGATCTCGATGTCCTCTACGTCTTCGAGCTGGAGCGGGCGGCCGGCGCGCTTGCGTTCGATGTGGCGCGCCATCGAGGCGACGTCGGCGAAGACAAAGGGGTGGGTGACGGCGTCGAGGCGGGGCAGGAAGGCGAAGTCGGCAGAGTCGGCCATGCGAAGGCTCCGATCCAGAGGGTGAATGGGTTTGATGACGACGTCGGCGACGTCAGCGGCGGCGAGCATCGCGCTCGCCTCGATCCATGGGCGGCCGGTCATGCGTCCGCCTCGTCGCGCGGTTCGCCACCGAAGAGGGCGTCAGGTCCGCCCGCCATGTGCATGGCAATGGCGTCGGAGCAGACCTCGGCCGCGCCTGCCGCTGTCCATTCCCAGCCGTCCTCGCCATAGGCGACGCCGTTGGTGCTGAGGAAATCGGCAAGGAGGGGGGCGGCGTCGGCCTTGACCTCATGCTGCGTCAGGCAAGCGGCCATGGCGGCGACGAACTGATCCTCGGTCAGGGTCGGGTTCGGATCGGGTTCGTCCTCGGGCGTCTCGAAGCAGCCGACCGTGTTCAGGGCGAGGACGAGCAGACGCATCCGGGCCTCGGCGCGGTCGTTGGTGCGCCCGCCGATGACCAGAGACCCGTCGGCGGCGACGACGTCGCCCTTGTGGTTGAGGCGCCATGGCAGGGGCGACTCGGCGTCTTTCGCCAGGGTGGTGACGTCGTCGGGCCGGGGCGGCTGGCGGCGGCTGGCGGCGAAGAGATCGCGCGAGCGGGCGGCGATCAGGGCCTGGCGTTCGAGGTCGGCGGCGCGCGCGGCCTCGGCCTCCTGACGCTGGCGCGCGGTTTCGGCGGCTGCCTCGGCCCTGAGCGCGTCCTCGGCGGCGCGTTCGTCGATGATCGCCTGACCCTGAGGCGTGATCTCGAAGGGCGGGTTCAGCCAACTTGTCGCATAGCCGTCGGAGAAGCGCTCCGGATGATGCACCGCCCGGTTCCATTCGCGGACGAGGCCGGTGTCCCGGACCTCAGGGTCGGGCGCGGACGACCAGTCGAAGGCGGCGAAGGCGAACTGATAGCCGAGGGCGACGACGAAACGGCCGGCAAGGTCGCCATGGCGCGCGGGTTCCGGCTCGAAGCGGAGCTGACCTTGTCTGACGAGCGTGGCGAGACGGGCGTCGTCACGGGCGGAGGGGTCCACTTCGAGATCGGCATAGGTGTAGGTGGTGCGGGCGCGGACGGCGTGAAGGATCTCGGCTAGCAACAGACGCGTGTCGGGGTCGATCTCGACCTCGGACGCCGCCTCCTTCTTGGATGACAGCTTCTTGCGGGCGTCGCTCACGCTGAGGCGGCGCGGGTCATCCTTGGCGAGCGTCAGGCGTTGCTGATCGGCTTCGTCCAGCTTCATGAACGACCGGTGCTGCTGGACGTGTTCGATGGTGACGCCGATGCGGTCGGCGATCTCCCGGTTGATCCGGGCGTCCTCTACGCCCTGGTCGGCGAAGGCCTGAGCCAGACCTTCGAAGGCGCGGGCCTTTTCCAGCGGGTTCAGATTGCGGCGTTGCAGGTTCTCGGACAGGGCGGCGAGGCGGTTGCCGAGGTCATCGACGTCGACCACGCGGCATGGGATCGGGCGGTCTTTCGGCCAGTCGTCGTCGAAGATGGCGAGGCCTATGGCGCGCCAACGACGCTCGCCGCCGATCAGGACGAAGGTGTCTTCCGCTTCGCCGGCTCGGACGATCAGGTTCTGGAGGAGGCCCGCCTGAATGATGTCGGCGCGAAGGGCGTCGAGTTCGTCGCGCGCCTCGTCGCTGTCCCAGTCCTCACGGGCATTGTTCGGGTCGGCGAGGATCTGATCATGGCGCAACAGGCGAATGTCGCCGATCTGCTGAGGGAAGCGCCGGTCGGCGCCCTCGGCGCGGCGGATGGCGTGAAGCTGATCCTCGCCCGCCCGTGTCAGGGCGCGATGGGTGTCGCTGAGTTCCTGAACGAGGCCGGCTTCGACCAGGGCGTTCAGCGAGCGGTTCAGGTTCGAGCGGTCCTTGTTGGCCGCTGTCGCCAATGTCGCCTTGGTCGCGTCGGGCGTCGCCGCGATGGCGGTCAGCAAGGGGGCGTTCTGGACGGCGAGGATGTTCAACTCGGTCATGGTCGGGGTCCGGTCAGAAGAAGGCGCGCAGGAGGATCACGGTCGCGGCGATCACGATGGCGACTGTCAGGAAGCGGGCGCCAGTCTTGTTGGGGCGCGGACCGTCGCCACGCGGATCGAGGGGGCCGTCGGTCGGGTCGCGGCGTTCGGCGTCGTCGGCGGCGTCGTCGAGACGGAAGGCGGTCATCCAGCCGCCCGCGATGGCGTTGTCGGCGCGAAGGGCGTTCGCCACCGAGCGGGCGTCCGCTGGCGTCAGCAGCCGGTCATAACCGGGCAGGACGACCGCCACGCGCATCTGCCGGGCGACGTTGCGCATGGTCAGGATGGTGGGCGCGGTGAAGGCGTTGGCCTCCATCGCCAGAACGCAATCTCCAACCCGGTCGACACCGGCCCGGCCGGACCTGGCAACGACGGCGTCAACACGTTGCGCCAGTCGGCGGGCGGAAGGCAGCGTCAGACGAACCGGGTTTGTCGGTTCGAGGTAGGGCAGGGCGTTGGACATGGCGCGGACACTCCGTGACGGGGTGTCCGCAGCGGAACCGGAGGGATTTCCGGGGGCTTGGGCGGGGCGGGATGGAGGGACGCCCATCCGCTGCGGACGACCAAAGCTCGCATTAATGCAAGTGATCGGTCAAGAGCATTAATGCAAGTCGATGCGCGTTGTCGGCCGTAGTAGTTTTCGGCGCAACCTGGGGGATGCGCTATGTCGATGATCAGTTTGATGGATTTTGCTGCCGTGCGCGCCGCGTTGGGGCAGCGGGTGGCGGATGCGAAGTTCTTAGCAAAGGGCAGGCGCAACCTTGCCGGAGCGACTGACGACGACTCCATGCTGGCGACGGACGAAGCGGTCGAGCTGGTCCCGTCGGTTTTCCACCTGACCTATGAAGACCGGCACGGCTACATCAGCGAACGCGTGGTGACGATCAGACGGGTGGAGCGTCGTTCGGCCGGCTTCTTCGTCCATGGCCTATGCCATCTGCGCAACGAGCCTCGGTGCTTCGCTGTCGAGCGGGTTCAGGAGGGCTTCGATGTGACGACGGGAGAAGTCTTCGGCGATCCGCAGCAGTTCTTCTCGACCCACCCGATCTTCATCGATCCGCGCGATCCGGAAACGACCGCGCTGAAGAACTGCCGGCATGAAATCAATCTGCTGACTGTCGTCGGGGCTTCGGATGGCCTGTTTGATCCGGACGAACAAGACGCTTTGCTCGTTCATGTCTTCGACCGAAACGACCATCTAGCTCTGAGTGAAGACAGGCTGCGTGGCATATTGGCACTTGTCGCCCCGGATCATCGAGCCTTCGAAAGTTCGTTGTTCCAGATGTCGCAGTTCCGCGCCGGTGATCCGCAGATGCTCCGCAGATCCCTGCGCCGTCTGGTCGACGCCGACGGGGTTTTGTCGAGGGAAGAGCAGGCCTTCGTGGCCGAGATCGAGGCGCGGCTTGCTCCGCGTCCGACATTTTAACGACGGCGCGGGCGATAGCTGCCGATGACCAGGGCGGCGATCTCCACCTCGGTCGTCTGATCATTTTCCTGAACGCCGTTGTTGAGGATGATGGGTTTAGCCCATCGCGGGTTCGTGGATCTGGGCCAGAACTCGACAGGTCCGCCGGATGTGCGAACAACCTCTTTGATCGTCCGCTCCATTTCGGCGCCATCAGCCCGACGTCGGACTAGGATGACATGGTCGCCATGTTGCGGGGCGTAGCCGAGAGCGATCGCATCGACGACGTGGACCAACTCGCCGTCGCGATAATCCTGATCCATGGAGTCGCCCTGAACGCGCTCCAGCCATTGGGGAAAGCCGGAATAGGCGGGGTCAGGCGCGACGGTCCCCACCCCGATGAACACCTGCGAGTCGGTGATCTCCTGCCAAAGCCCGGCTCCAACGTCGTATCGGATTGGCAAAAACTCGGCTCCCACCATCTGCGGTTCAGTGGTGGAAGCCTGGGGGGCTGATACGCCAAGAGCGGACGCGAGCTTCGAGATCGTCCTGTTCGACGTCACGTATTGGTAGTCGGGTTTCAATGCGCGGTGAATCGTGGACTCAGCCACGCCCGCGCTTTTCGCCCATTGCTTTACACTCACGCCGGTCTCGGCGAGGGTCTCCTGAAGCCAGGTGCGGATTGAAGCGGCTGTCGTCATGGGCTTGCATTGTTGCAAGTTATGCCCTGCTTCGGCGACTTGCATTACTGCGCTTGACGGCGCTTGCATTAATGCGTCACTCTGTGAGCCATGTCTCCAGAGATCATCGACTTCGAGAACCAATGCATCGCTGCTGGCGTAACGCCGGCCGCTGCCGTCGAGGCGGGCGGATTGAACCCCTCCACCTGGTTTCGCTGGAGGAACGGGGCGTCGTCCCCGAACCTGCGCAGCTTCGCCGCTGCTAGGTGCGGACTGAAGCTCCTGATTGATCGTGGTCATGATGCGGCCCCGGTTGGTGATGGCGACGTTGTGGCGCCGCCCGACACGCATGGCGCCGGGAAAAGCGTGGCTGTTTTCCCGTCGGTGGAGCGCGCGGCATGACCCCGCCCGAACCCAATCGCTGGCTGAAGCTGAAGACGAAGCTGCTGATCAAGGCGTGCGGCGGTCTGGAAGAGGCGTCGGCGGCCTGTGCGGCGTCGTGCCGACCCTATTCGGTCTCGCACCTGTCGCGGTGTCAGCGGCCCGAGACGCCGGACTTCCTGCCGGTCGACATCGTCCTGTGCCTTGAAGCCTACTGCGGCGAGCCACTGGTGACGGCGGCGATGGCGGAAGTCCGCCCGGTCCGCGACGTCGTGGGCTGTCTGCGTGACGAGGTCGCCGACTTCATCGAGCGCGGCGGCGACGTGTCCCGCGCGGTCCGGGCCGCGTTCTCCGACGGCGTGATCGATCCGGGCGAGGGCGCGGAGATTGGCGCCCTGCTGGACGCCGCCTTCACCGATCTGCATCAGGCCCGGCAGGCCCTAGCGGAAGCCATGCGGCCGAAGGCGGTGCGGGCATGACGCGCGCACAGGACGTCGACGCGGACTGGGTCGCTGAGAGGGTCCGCGCCCGGTTCGGCTGGGCGGCGATTGCCCGCATGGCTGGGTGTTCCGAACTGGACCTTCGCCGTCTGCACAGTGCGGCGAGCGGCGACGCCGAGTGGACCCGTCGACCGGCCAATCCGCGCGACGTGGTTCGGGCGGCCATGCTGCGTCACGGGTTCGACCGCAACGAGTCCCTGATCCTGGCGCGACTGTTCATGGCGAACGGCGCGCGTTGCCGCAGTCAGGATCTTGCGGCTGGTCTGGCGAGCGGCGAGGCCGCGCGACAGCTCTGCGCCGAAACAAAGCGGCGGGCCTGGACGAAGGGCATCCGGTTCGAGCCGGGGTCGGGCGGTTTCGCCTTGGCGGCCGACGGACTGCTGAAGATGTCCGAGATGGCTGACATGAAGGGGCGGACCTGATGGCCGCCCCGTTTGCACGTCAGAAGCGCCAGACCATTCTTGTCAGCTCACGCGCCGACTGGCGCGAGTTGATCACCCTGTCGCGAAAGTGCGCCTCGGACGTCCAGGCCGGGGTCGGGACAGATGACGCGCAACTGCGGCTGATGACCCTGTGCCGTCAGTCCGGCCGCGCCTCGACCGGCGTCCTCGACAAGGAGGCGGGCGCGACGATTGCGGGGACGGCGCGGGCGTTCCTGGGTCTGCTGACGACCTTCTCGCGCCCGACGATGGCGGACGCCACGCGCGTCGCCATGGCCCCCGTCGTCGACGCCGCCGCCAGCTTCCTCGACGACCAACTGCATGAGCTGGCGTCGACCGAGTTCAAACGCGCCCACGCGGGCCGTCCGGAGGTGTGGGGGTGATCATGGCCGACCTCATTGCAAGACAGGCCGCCGTCGCGCTGGTCGCGGCCTGCCGGATTTCCGGCGTCGCACCCGAGACCGTGTTCGAGGACGGCGATGGCGGCGGCCAGTCCCGTGTCCTGGCGGCGGCGGCCTGTATCGACCGGCTGGGCTGGGACAAGCCGTTCGCGGCGCGGGTGTTCCGCATCAATCGCAAGCGCCTGACGCCGTCGGGCCTGGTGATCGCCAAGGTCGACGACGGCGACCGGGCCATCGTCGGCGAGGCCCTTTCCGAAGCGAACCGGGTTTGCCCGCGCCCGGTCAGCGACCGGGTCGTCCAGATGGCGCGGCGACAGATCGCCAAGGGTGCGGACGTGGCCTTCGTCGCCGACTGTTTCGACGTCGATCCGACCGCGCTGGCGCAGGCGCTCGCGCCGGAAGGCGTGGCGGCATGACTGCTGACGTCCTGCCGTTTCCGTCGCCGGCGCGCAGCGTGATCGATCAGACCCGCCCGCGACTGGCGAGCGGCGACATCGTCGTCATGTGCGTCAACGCGACGCTTGGGCTTTGGTGTGCGTGGCCTGTCGCCGTCGTCGACGATGATGGCGTCGTGATCGGCGTTCACACCCGCCCCGGACGGATGATCGGCGCGGACCGGGTGAACTGTCAGGCGACGGCCTATGGCTTCGCCGCGAAGGATCACGACCCCGAGGCCTTCCTCGCCAAGCGCTGGGCGACGTGGACTGATCCCGCCGACGCCGTCCTGGCCTTCGCCAAGATCGGAGTCGCCGTCGCGCCATGAACACCGTCCCGAACGGTCATCGCGCGACGATGGCCAGCCGTCTGGAGGCCGGCGACAGCCTCGACTACTTCCCCTCGCCGCCGTGGTGGGGGCGCGCCTTCGGCACCCTGCTTGATCGGCTGGGTCTGCCCGGTCGCGGCCTGTCGGTCGAGGAACCGGCCGCTGGCGAAGGGCATCTCGTCCACGGTTTGGCCGATGTGTTCGCCACCGTGCGCGCCAGCGACATCTATCCCTATCCGCGCCGTCCGGGCGCCATGGCTATCGCGCAGGCCGACTATCTGCGGCCCCAGCGTGTCGAGGTGTCGCCGCCTGACTGGACGGTGACCAATCCGCCGTTTGGCGATCTGACCGAGGCCTTCATCCGGCGCGCCGTGGCGCGGTCGAAGATCGGCGCGGCCATGCTGTTGCAGCTCCGGTTGATGGAAGGCGTCGAGCGCCACGCCCTGTTTCGCGAGTGCGGTCTCTATGCGGTGGCGGTTCTGCCCCGACGCGGTTCGGGACTGCGCAAGGGCCTGTGGCAGCCGGGCCTTTCGACGGCGACGACCTATGCCTGGTTCATCTTCCTGCGGCCTGGAATGGCGCGGGGGTGGTCCGGGTTCGAGGGCGAGGCGCGGATGCTGTGGGTCGCGCCGGGCGCGGCGGACGTGCTGACGCGTCCGTCGGACATGGCCTTTGCAGGACTTTGGAGGGCGAAAAGCCATGCCTGATCTCTTCGGATTCGAGGATGCGGGAGGGCCGGCGAAAGGCGATGTGGCCGTCGCGCTCATCCTGCACGACCAGACGGACGCCGCATGGCTTCTGTCCGAAACAATCGACCGGCGCGACGCAAAGTGGGCGCCGAAAAGCAAGGTCAAGCGCGGCGAAGGCCGCGACGAAAACGTGTGGACGATGCCTGCATGGCTGGCGTCCGACCGGGGGTGGACGTGAGTAGGATTTCGGAGGCGGGCGCGTTCGAAGCGGCGCTGAACCTGCTGCGCGAGCAGCAGCGGGCGGTGTTGGACGTGCGTCAGCAGATCATGAGCGACGCCGATCTGAAGGCCCAAGACCCGGTCGATCATCACCGGCTGCTGGTCCAGACCCTGGCCGAGGTCGGGCAATTGGGCGCGGCCATACGCACTCTCGAAGCCGTCGAGGCGGGACGGTTCGTCGTCGTCGCGGAAGAGGCCGTCGGGCCGCGCGTGAAGGCGGCCGACCTGCCGCCGACCGAGCGGACAAGCGGTCTGGCGCGCAAGACGCCCGGCGCGCCGTTGGGGTCGTGGTCATGAGCGACGTGGCGGTGACGTGGGCCAAGGCGCAGGAATGCGTCGATGCGGCCGGACGCAAGGATCGCAACGCGAAACAGACGCTGGTTCACCTGGCGTCCTACGTCGACGCGCTGGGCGTGGGCTGGGCGTCCGTGCCTGTCCTGGCGATGGAGATGGACGTCTCGGAGCGATCGGTTCAGCGTGGCCTTAGGGCGCTGGAGGCCATGTCGCTGATCAAGGCGACCGGCGAGCGCAAGAACATGAGCGGTCGGCTTTACCCCTATTATCAACTGCCTCTGGAGACGGGACACGCCAGCACGGCGCGCCGTCTGAAGGCGGAACGCAGCGGTGCGCGGGGTGACAGGGTGTCACCCCAAGGCGGGGAAAATTCGGTCTCGCCCGGTGACACGGTGTCACCCCAAGATGTCGCATCTGTCACCCCGCGGGGTGACACGGGTGTCACCCAAATAGGGAAGGGAATTACTCAAGGGTTGAAACCCTCCGCGAGCGTGCGCGCGAGCGAGGCCGCTGGGAAGGCATGGGCGACGAAGGCGCCGGAGCGGGTGTCGCAGTCGTTGATCGAACCCGCCTGGTTGAGGGCCATCGAGCGTAGCGGCGAAACCGATGATCGGTTGCTGAGCGCGGTTCGGGCCTGTGTCGCCCGCGATCCGGACTTCGGTCGGGACCGGGCGATGAACCTGAACCGCTGGCTCGACGAGGATCGCTTCTTGGCCTGGCTGCCGGACGACGGCGCATTGGCGCAGGCTCCGCTCGTCTCGGGCTGGGCTGGACCGGGGAAGGTTCGCGATGCGGTGGCGGGCGCGATGGGGGAGGCGGGCGTGGTCAGCTACCTCAATCACGCCTGCTGGGACGAAGGGCTTGGCGCGGTCGTTGCGGCGACGAAGATCGGGGCCGAGCGGCTGAGGTCGGGCGCGGGGGCGGCGCTGAAGGCGCTGGGCGTCACGGTGATCGCGAAGGGGGCGACGCATGGGTAAGGCGCATCGGGGGCGTCGGGCGCGGACGGCGCCGGGCCTGGCCGAGCGGATCGTCAGCGGGCGCAGGCTGACGCGTCAGCAGCGCGAACGGCTGGCGGCGGCGGAAATGCTGGCGGTCGGCGGGCTGGCGGATCGGCGACGCGCTGCGTCCATCATCCGCGACATCGAGCGGGAGCTAGCCGAGGCTCGCACCTCTGAGGCGGTTGAGGCGGACATCGCCGACACCCTGGCGCGGGCGAAGGCGCGACGAGAGGCGTTCGAGGTCGAGCTGGTCGAGGTCGGGGAATGGCGGCGCAATGCCGACGGAACCATGGTGCGGCGGAATGGTCAGATCGTTCTCGATGTCCAGACGGTGCGTCGCGCCAGCCGCGTCGATGGTCTGGCGAACCTCTACAAGACCGGCGCGATCAGCGACCAGGCCAAGCGATGGGGCGATGCGTATCGTCAGTTGGTCGAGCGGGCGACACCCCCCGTATCGGCGAGCCAATACGGCGTTCGAAGCCAAGGCTTCTGCGACACGGGGCGGATGCTGGTTCAGGTCGCTTTGTCCGGAACGGCTGGCGTGGTGATCGGAGAGATCGGTCGCCGCATAGACGATGCGCGGACGTTCGACGTGCTGAACGCCGTCGCCGGGCGTGGTCAGACGATCCGCTCGCTCGGTCTGGGAGGCGACCAGAACGAGGGCAACAAGCAACGCCTCATCGCAGCGCTGACCGTCGTCCAGCAAGTTTTGTCAGAATCGTATTGGAGGGGGCTTGCCAGCAAGGAACGGTAAGTCCTATGGACTCCCTGTGCTGAGAAATGCGCCTGTAGCCCGCCCTGACCCGGTCAGCGGCGGGCTTACCGTTTCCGGAGGTGTCGATGCCCTCGATGCCACCCACGCACCGTCCAGCGGGCGACCTCTCCAGACGTGAAGCGAACCGATCCTATGACAAGCGTCGAGGGTCGGCGCGGTCGCGGGGTTACACCGCCGCCTGGGACAAGGCGTCGGCCGGTCATCTGAAGCGCTCGCCGCTGTGCCGCTATTGCGCGCTGGTCGAAGAAGTCCGGTCGGCTGACCTGACCGATCACCTCTATCCCCATCGCGGCGACCGCGATCTGTTCTGGAACCGGACCTACTGGGTCAGCGCCTGCAACGACTGCCACAACGGGTTCAAGCAACGCGTCGAGCGGCGCGGTCGCCTCGCCCTCGACGATCTGGCCCGCCGCCTCGGCCTCCCGACCCTTCCGGCCTGACCGAGGGCGCGAGGGGGGGTATCAAAAGTCTGAGGGTCTTCGCCTTCGGACCGGCGGGGGCGTCAAAAAATTCTGCGCGCGAGTTCGGGAAACTTTTTTAGGAGGCGACCTTCGTGAAGCCCGGACCCAAGCCCGCGCCTGCTGTCGTTCAGGCCGCCAAAGGAACGTCGCGCCGTCCGGTCGGGGCTGACCCGAAGGTCGATCATTCTCAGACGAGCGGCGTCGCGCCTCCGATCTGGCTGAAGCGCGACGGGCTGAAGGTCTGGAACCGTCTCGCGCCGAACGTCGCCCGGCTCAAACTGCTGACGCCGGTCGATGCGGAGTCCTTCGCTCGCTACTGCCGCAACCTGGCCCGTTGGCTGAAGATGCAGGATGTCCTCGACAAGGAGGGCGCGGTCTATGAGAGCGAGAGTGCGCACGGGAAACTGAAGCGCGCGCACCCGGCGTTTCTGATCGGCGACCGCTTGGCCAGGCTGCTCGAACAGCAAGAGGCGGTGTTCGGTCTGAACCCAGCCGAGCGTCAGCGGATCTTCGCCGCGCGGTCGATGACGCCAGACCCGGCCGGCGACCTGTTCGGATCAGCCCGTCGCGAAGAGGTCGCGCCGACACCGTCCGCCGATGTCGACGCAGCGCCTCGCACGGTCGGTTTTCTGAACTGACATGACGGTCGCGCCTGAGCGCCCGCCTTGGATCAGGGCGAGCGCGACCTGGTGTCATGCGCGCGCGACTTGGATCGATGGCGATTACTGGTTCGACGACAAGGCAGCGGCGTCGGCGTCGTCGTTCTTTCCGACCCATCTTCGGTTCACCGAGGGCGAGTGGGCCGGCAAGCCGTTCCACCTCGAACCGTGGGAAGACAACGACATCATCCGCCCGTTGTTCGGGTGGAAGCGGGCGGACGGCACACGTCAATATCGACGGTGTATCGTCTGGATACCGCGCAAGAACGGGAAGACCGAGCTTGCGGCCGGCGTCGCGCTGCTGGCGCTGATCGGCGACGGTGAACTGGGCGGCCAGGTCTATTCCATCGCCAAGGACAAGGATCAGGCCCGCCTCGTCTTCGCCAAGGCCAGCGCCATGGTGAACCTCAGCCCGACCCTTTCGGGACTGTTGGAAACCTACAAGCCGTCGATCTACTGCGCCGAGCTGAATGCGGCCTTCAAGCCGCTGTCCGGCAACGCGCACGGCAAACACGGTTTGTCGATGTCGGGTCTGATCGGGGACGAAATTCACGAATGGCCGACGGGCGATCTCTACACCTTCGTCCACCAATCGTCGGTCGCCCGGCGTCAGCCGATTGAGTTTCTGATCTCCACCGCTGGTCAGCGGATGGGGTTCGGCTGGGAGACGTTCGAGTATTGCCAGAAGGTTCAGTCGGGCCTCGTCGAGGACGACGAAACCCTGATCGTCATTTACGCCGCCGATCCGGAAGCGGACTGGACGGACGAGGCGACCTGGCGGTCCGCGAACCCGAACTATGGCGTCAGCGTCAAGGCCGACTACCTCCGCGCCGAGTGCAAGCGGGCGCAGGAATCGCCTCGGCATGAGAACGACTTCAAGCGCTACCATCTGAACATCTGGACCGAACAGGCGGTCCGTTGGCTGGCGATGGACCGGTGGCGCAAGCAGGCCGGCCCGACGCCCTGGGACGCCTTGGCCGAGACCTTGCGCGGGCGCCGCTGTTTCGGCGGCGTCGACCTATCGCAGACGACGGACCTGACCGCTTCTGTGCTGGTCTTCCCTCCGGACGCTGCGAACGAAAAATGGGCGTTCCTGCCCCGGTTTTTCGTGCCGAAAGAGCGGATCGCGACACGGGTTCGGACAGACCGAGTGCCTTACGACAAGTGGGCGCAGATCGGGGCGTTGGTCCCGACCGAAGGCAATGTCGTCGACTATGATTTCGTGAAGGAACAGGTTCTTCGCGACGCCGAAATGTTCCGGATAGAGAAGTTCGGTTTCGACCCCTTCAACGCCCTTCAACTGATGATCCAGTTGCAGGGCGAGGGCTTGCCGGTCGAGAAGGTGCGCCAAGGCTTCCTGACGTTGTCGGGACCATCGAAAGAGCTGGAGCGGCTGCTGCTGGACGAAGCCTTCGTCCATGGCGGTCACCCGATCCTCGAATGGTGCGCCGGAAACGTCGCTATCGAGATGGACGCGGCTGGCAACATCAAGCCAAGCAAGTCCAAGTCCACCGAACGCATCGACGGCATCGCCGCCCTGGTTACGGCCCTGGCGCTCGCCATCAGCAACGAAGTCGCCAAGCCGTCGCCGTATGAGCGTCACGGCCTCCGCGTGATCTGAAGGGAGAGCGGATGGGACTGCTTGATCGCATCTTCAATCAGGCCCCCTCACGGGCCGTCGCGGCGAGGCCCACGACTGCGGTTCTCGCTTCCGCTGATCAGGGCGTCTTCTTCGATCTGAACAGTCCCGAAGTCCGGGATATGCTTCGGGGTTACGCCTCGGCGACTGGGATCTCGGTCACGCCGGAAATGGCTGTCAGGAACCCGACCGTGTTCCGTTGCCTCGACCTGATCTGCGGGACGGTCGCCATGCTGCCCTTCAAGGTGCATCGCGAGCTTCCAAGCGGCGGGACCGAGGTCGCGAAGGATCATCCGCTCCATCGCCTGCTGCATCGGCGGCCGAACGACTGGCAGACGCCGTTCGAGTTCAAGGGGCTGATGCAATATCGGGCGCTGGTTCACCGCAAGGGGGCCATCGCTCTCATCGTGAGGGGGGTTCGCGGGCCGACGGCCATGCTGCCTCTCAATCCGGATCGCGTCGAGATCGCGCTGACGGACGAGTTCACGGTCAAGTATTGGTATACCCGCAAGTCGGGCGGCCGGGTCCAGCTTGATGCGCGCGATGTGTTCCATCTTCGGGGCCTGACGTTCGACGGCATCAACGGTCTTTCGCGTGTCGAGATGGCCGCCGACGCCATCGCCATCTCACGCGCCGCCGAGCGGGCCACAGCGTCGCTGTTCGAGAACGGCACGTTCGCATCCGGCGCGCTGAAGCTGCCAAACGAACTCAGCCAAGAGGCCTACGACCGCCTCGCCATCAGTTGGCAGAACCGACACAGCGGCTCGTCGAACGCGGGCAGCACTCCGATCCTTGAAGGCGGGGCGGAATACGAAGCCTTTTCCCAGTCCGCGCGGGAAGCCCAATCCACGGAGTCGCGCCGCTTTCAGGTCGAGGAAATCCTGCGCTTCTTCGGTGTGCCGCGACCGCTCGCCATGCTGGACGACACGGGTTGGGGGACTGGCATCGAGCAGCTTTCCATCGGCTTCGTGCGGTTCGGAATGAACCCGTGGTTCCGCGCCTGGGAAGAAGGCATCGACCGGGTTGCGCTGACCGATCGTGAGGACGACCTCAGCGCCAAGTTCAACCCCGGCGCGTTGCTGAACGGAACGCTGAAGGACCAGTTCGAAGCCTTCGCCAAGGCCAGCGGCGCCGGGGGTCATCGCCCCTGGTATACGCCGAACGAGATCCGGGCGAAGCTCAATGAGCCTCCCCATCCCGACGGCGACGACCTCGGACCCGCGCCGGCCATCGCCCCGGCGACTGGCGACACGGAAGCCGACGACGCTGCCGATAAGGCCCTCGCCAAGCGGCAGGATCGCCGGAAACAGCAGGACAATGCCGATGAAGATTGAAAGCGAACCCAAGGGCGCGCCCACAACGCCGCGACCGGCTGCTGCGCCTGATCGCGCGCCGTTGCCGCTGCGGCCCGTCACTCAGCCGCGTGGGCTGGTCGGCAAGGTGAAGGCCCACGACAGACCGTCCGCCCTGCCGGTTCCTGCCCGGAAGGATGTTCACGCCTTCACCGATCCGGAGGTCTTCGACCGCTGGAGCGAGGATGCGGCAGGTATTCGCGCGCTGGAACGCGGCGACAACGTCATCACGATGTTCGACGTCATCGGCGAGGACTACTGGTCGGGTGGCGGCGTGACGGCCAAGAAGGTCGCATCTCAGCTCCGAGCCATAGCCGGCCCGGTGGAGGTGCAGATCAACTCGCCGGGCGGCGATATGTTCGAAGGGTTCGCCATCTATAACGTCCTGAGGGAGCATCCTCACGACGTGACCATCAAGGTGATGGGAATGGCGGCGTCGGCGGCTTCGATCATCGCAATGGCGGGTGATCGCATCGAGATCGGCGCGTCCAGCTTCATCATGATCCATAACTGCTGGGTGCTGTCCTATGGCAACCGCAATGACTTGCGCGAGCTGGCGGACTGGCTGGAGCCTTTCGACCAGGCCATGCGCGACGTCTATGTTTCGCGGACAAAGCAAGAGGGCGCCGCCGTCGCCAAGATGCTCGACGCCGAGACATGGCTTTCGGGGTCACAGGCGATTGAGAAGGGCTTCGCCGACGCCCTGCTCGCGTCGGACAGATTGACCGTCGACGAGGACGCCAAGGTCAACGACCGCGCGGCTAATGAGCTGCGAGGAATGGAGCGCAGCCTGATCTCTGCCGGCATGAGCCGGGAGGCGGCGCGCGCTCGCATCGACAGCATTCGGGGCAAGCGCGATGCGGCCCCTGATACCGCCACGCGCGATGCGGGCGTCTCGGGCCTGTCCGCCCTTCTGGACGGAATGACAACGACCATCAGCCAAGCGGCAAACATCAGCGCCTAGAGCGCGAAGGAGAACCTAACATGAAGACCCACCTGAACGGGGCCGCTCCGCGCGCCCTGCGCGGCGCCGTGCGCGCCGAAGCCATGCCGAGCGCCGCCGAAGTCAAGGCGGCCATCGAAAAGGTCAACACCGCGTTCGAAGAGTTCAAAAAGACGAACGATGCGAACGCCAAGCAGGCCGACACGGTGCTTGCCGAGAAGCTCGACAAGATCAACGCCGCCATCGACGAAGGCCAGAAGGTCATCGACGATCACGCCAAGCAGATCGCGGCGTTGAAGCTGAACGGCGCCGAAGACTCCATCATCGGCGACATCAAGCCCGACCCCGAATATGTCGGGTCGTTCAAGGCGCATATGCGCAAGGGCGAAATCCAAGCGGCCTTGAACAAGGGTGCGGATGCCGAGGGCGGCTTCCTGGCGCCGGTCGAGTGGGACCGAACGATCACCGGCAAACTGAAGGAGTCGTCACCGGTCCGCGAGAACGCCACGGTCATGACCATCAGCACGGCCGGGTTCCGCAAGGTCTTCACCGACCGAGCCATCGGTTCGGGTTGGGTCGGCGGAACGGCGTCGCGACCCGCTACCTCGACGCCCGGCTTCACCGCCCTGGATTTCATTCCTGGCGAGCTTTACGCCAATCCTCAGGCCACACAGCAGATGCTCGACGACGCCGCCGTGGATCTGGAAACGTGGCTGGCAAACGAGGTCGAGGACGAGTTTTCGTGTCAGGAAAACATCGCCTTCCTGTCGGGCGACGGCGTGAACAAGCCGTTTGGCCTGCTGACCTATGTGGCCGGCGCCGCCAACGCCGCCAAACATCCGTTCGGTGCGATCAAGGTCAAGAACTCGGGCGCCGCCGCTGCTCTGTCCGACACCGACAAGCTGATCGACCTGGTCTACGATCTGCCGGCGAAGTATCGGGCCAACGCCAAGTTCTACATGAACCGGCTGACGCAAGGCACCGCCCGCAAGCTGAAGGACGGTGACGGCAACTACATCTGGCAGCCGTCCTTCCAATCGGGTCAGGCTCCGACATTGCTGGGTCATTCGCTGGTCGAACTGCCCGATCTTCCGGACGTCGCCGCGAACGCCGTCGCGGCGCTCTTCGGCGACATGAAGGCGACCTATCTGGTCGTTGATCGTCTCGGCATCCGCGTCATCCGCGATAACCTGACGAACAAGCCCTACGTCGGCTTCTACACGGTCAAGCGGGTCGGCGGCGGGGTCCAGAACTCCGAAGGAATGCGGGCGCTGAAGATCGCAGCCTGACGCATGAACCGGGCCGGGGGAGACCTCGGCCCGGCTTTCTTGGATGGGCGGTTGTCGCCCCTCCTAGCAAGCCGGGACATCCGCGCGAAAGGAGACACCTATGACTGCCAAAGCAAGCAAGGCCGCCAAGCAAGACGTGAAGGCGGATGCGAAAATCGCACCGGCCACCGAGTTCGAAGCCTCCGGCGCGCCGCATCAAATCGTCGGCGACGTCGATCCGGGTCACCCCGCCGTCGACAACGATCCGCGCGCCGGGACGAGCGTCGAACAGAACCGCATCGACTTCAACGATCCGACGCTGTCGGGCGCCGACGCCGTCGCCAAGAACCTTGGCCTCGACACCGCCGACACGTCGAAGGCCTGATCATGGGCGTCCTCGTCGTCACCCCGCCTGACAGGTTGGTCAGTCTCGACGATATGAAGGCGCACCTGCGGGTGACGACTGACGACGAGGACGATCTGATCGGGGCCTATATCGACGCCGCAGGATCTTGGATCGACGGCCCCAACGGATGGCTGGGACAATGCATCGGGTCTCAGGTTCTCGAAGCGCGCTACAGCGCAGGTCGTGGGCTGACGGACTGGCTGCGCGCCCCGCCGATCCGGCCGACGATGGGACCGCTGCTTGAGGTCGTCGAACTCGAATACTGGGATCGCCAGGGCGGCGCCCATACCGTCGATGTCTCCGGATTCCTCGTCGAGGACGGATCGATCGATGGCTATCAGGGCGCGCCCTGGGTCATGGCGGCAAACCGGGTTCGTCTGCGTTATCGCGCGGGCTTCGAAACGGTCCCGATGGCGGTCTGTCAGGCCGTCAAGCTGCTGGTCGGTCAGTGGTTCCGGAACCGGTCGGCCACGAACGTCGGCAACATCGTCACCGAACTGCCGAACGGCGTGAGAGCGCTGCTCGGTCCCTATCGCGTCATTCGCGTCTGAAAGGAAACACCCAAATGAAATCCGTGAAGTTCGCCAAGTCTTTCCGCCATAAGCTGTCGGACACATCCTATCAGGAATGGCCGGCAGGCTGCTCAGACATCGTGTCCGACGAGATCGCCAAAAAGGCGTTGGATGAGGGCGCTCTCGACGGCGATCCGGTCGACGCGCCGAAGTCGGACACTAAAGAACAGTCCGTCGCGGCCAAGAAGGTCTGATCGTGGATCCGGGCGAGTTCGATAAGCGCGTCGCGCTCGTCCGGCTTGTCGAGGGCGGTCGTGATGGCGCCGGCGCTCCTGTCGCGACCCGCGACGTTATCGCCAACGTCTGGGCCAAGGTCAGCTATCCGGGCGGCCGGGAGTTTCTTTCCGGCGACGGAGAGGTCACGAGCCGCCGGGTAGTATTCCGCATCTACGCCCGCGACGATATCGACACCGGCACGGTCATCGCCTTCGGAGGCGTCGATCACGACGTGCAAGACCTGCGGCCGTTCGACGATGTGACCGAGATCCATGCGGTGTCAAAGGCGTCCAAGTGAGGGTCTCGATCAGAGTGGATGGCCTCCATGAAATGGAGGCCGCGCTCTCCGAGTTCACCAAAGGCACCGGCCGCAACATTCTGAAGCGCGCAGCCCTGAAGGCCATCGAACCGATGGCGCAAGAAATGGCTCGGCGCGCTCCCGTTCAGAAGGGCGGCGGCCACGATCTGCAAAAGTCGATCCAGGCGACTGACAAATTGAACAAGCGCCAGAAGAAGCTCAACCGTCAGCCATCGACTATTGAAGTTTATGCCGGTCCTACGGCGGATGCCGGCGACCTCGCCGCGCCGCCGCAGGGCATTTTCCAAGAGTTCGGGACCGAAAATCACGGTCCGCAAGCCTTTGCGAGACCGACATGGGACGCCGGCAACCGCGCCCTGCTGGATCGCACAGCTGACAGCCTTGGCTCCGAGATTGAGAAATCGCGCCAGCGCGCGGCGCGCAAAGCGCTGAAACCGAAGGGGACGTGATGGAAATCGCCCTGCGTTCTCACCTCGCCGGCCGCACTGCGCTCGCCAACCTCGTCGGCGAGCGCATCCAATGGGCCGTTCGCGATGCTGTCTCACCCTGCGTGGCAATGCACCTGATCGACGCCCCGCCCGACTGGCACCTGAAGGGGCCGAGCGGCGTCACCATCGCCCGCGTCCAGATCGACTGCTGGGACGCCACCTACCTCGGGGCGAAGGCCGTCGGCGACGCCCTGCTTGAAGCACTTCCGGCCGTCGGCGCCGTGGTCGGGAATGTGAAGTTCCTCGGCGCCCAACCCATCGACCTTGAGCGTGACCGTTTCGGCGAGGCGCCCAACCTTCTCTTTCGGACCCGGATCGATGTCCGGGTCTCCTTTCGCCAGGCCTAAGGAGGGCCGACAATCATGGCAGAGTCTGAAGCCACCATCGGCCTCGGCACGACGTTCTCGCGTCGCACCGGCACAGGGCCTTCGTATACCTGGGTCGAAGTCGGCGAGGCCGTCTCCATCCAGCCGCCGCAGCCCACCCGCGAAACGACTGACGTAACGCACCTGAAATCGCCTCAGGGCACCCGCGAATACAAGGGCACGCTTCGCGCGCCTGGCGAGGCGTCCGTCACGTTCAACCACACCCCTGCGGCTTACGCGACGGTGTCCGAGATGTTCCTAAGTGACGATCTTGAACACTTCCGGCTGGAGTATCCTGAGGGGGACAAGGAGGAATGGTCGGCTATCGTCACCGGCAAGCCCTCCGAACCCATCGAGGTCGACGGCGTCCGTCGCTTCTCCATGCCAATGCAGTGCAGCGGCCTGCCGGCGTATACGGCCCCCTGATGGCAAACACCTTCTTGGGGCAGTTCCCCATCGAAGTCGGGACTGAGGTCTACATCCTCACTTTGGGCTTCAACGCCATGTGCACCCTTGAGGATCGGTATGACATGCCGATCCTCAAGATCGCAGCGAAGGTCGAGGACGAAGAGCGGTTCAGTGATGTCCGGGCCTTCGTCTGGGCGGCGCTGCAAGAGCACCAACCTTCCATCACCGAAAATCAGGCTGGCGATCTCATCCAGACCTACGGCGTGGCGAAGATCATCGCGTTGCTGCCTCAGGTGATCGCCGCCGCCTTCCCGCCTCAGGAGGACGGAAAGGCCAAACCGGGCCCTCGGAAGAAGTCCGCCCCCCGGAGCGGACGAACTTCGACCGTCTCCTGACGCTCTGGATCGAAGCGGGAATGGAACCCGCTTCGCTCTGGTCCCAAACGCCCCGGTCGTTCGCGGCCATCATGAAGGGCATCGCGGATCGGCGTCAGCGCGAGCAGCGCGACCGAGGCTGGCTGGCCTACTATTCCGGCCTTATCGGCAGCAACCGGCTCAAGAAACTGCCGACGCTGAACGAACTGATGGGCGTGGAAATCCGCCCGGCCGTTCAGACGCGCGCGGAAATGCGGGCTGCCTTCGCCGCCTGGCGCTCTGATCCTCAGGCGCCAGCGCACTGACGGCGGAAGTCAGCGGCGAGCGGGGTATCTGGGAGTCGCCATTCAAGGGTGTCTCCCAGGCCCCAGCCCGTTTCGGCGGTCATAATGACAGGCCCGGCCGCCAGCGCCTTCGCCACAGCGGCCTGCTTTTCTACGTCCTCATCCCGTCCGACAAACCAGTACCTTGTCGGACCCCAACTGACCTCGGCGCGCCAATCCAAGGCATTTCCCTTGAAAGTGGCGAAGACGCCTCGAAGTGGCGGCGGCTTGGGTGGCTCAATGGACGCAGTCAGCCAGATGCGAACCGGCTCACCCGGCTCGCAATAGAAGGTCAATGCAGGCCCTTCCGGTCGGATCGTCACCCAAGATGGTTTGAACGTCCTGACCTTGAAGCTCGGGCCAACGATCTTGTCGGCCGATCCCGCGTCAAATGTCAGCAGGCTCGCTGATGGCTTCTCCTCGGCTCGATGACAGCTGGTGATCGAAACCGTCAGCGCTGCCGCAATCAGCAATCTCTTCATCTGCCGCCCTCCTGAAAGGGCGCCATCAAACAGCGAGGCGGGCCATGGCGCAATCGATCGTCGGCGCTCTGCGCGTTGTCTTGGGTTTGGACGCGGCCGAGTTCCACAAAGGCTTAGTCGCGGCTCAAGGCGAGATGAAGAAGATTGGCAAGGAGCTGTCGCGCCTTGGCGGCGAGATGATGCGAGCCGGCCAGGGCCTGACGCTCGGTCTCAGCGCGCCGTTGTTGGCTATGGGAGTCCAGTCGATCCGGACGGCCGCGCAGTTCGAAAGCGCCATGATCCGCGTGAAGATCGCTACTTCGGCAACCGGCAAGGAGATGCAGGCGCTCCAACGCCTGGCGCGCGACATCGGTCGCGACACCATCTTCAGCGCGTCTCAGGCGGCTGAGGCGATGGAAGAGTTGGCGAAGACCGGCGTCAGCACGAGCAACATCCTGAACGGTGCAGCGCGCGCCACAGTCGATCTTGCTGCTGCGACGGGATCAGAGCTCGTTCCTGCCGCTGGTGCGATCACCGACGTCATGACCCTGTTCGGGAAGCAGGCCAAAGATTTGCCGAGGGTCGTCGATCAGATCACCGGGAGCGTGAACGCCTCGAAGTTCGAGTTCGCAGATTTCCAACTTGCGATGGCGCAAGGCGGCGGCCGAGCGGCGATGCTCGGCGTTACATTCGAGGACTTCACCGCGGCGCTTGCGGGAACGGCTGCGCAGTTCACGAGCGGATCTGATGCGGGCACATCGTTCGGCACCTTCCTGCAAAGACTCGTTCCTGGCTCGAAAGAGGCCGAGCAGGCGATGAAGAAGCTCGGGTTCTCCTTCTACACGGCCGAGGGGCAGCTCCGTCCGATGTCGGAGATTGCGGAGGAACTGAACCAGCGCTTTGGCAAGCTCAACAATGAAGAGCTTTCCGGCGCGATGACCAAGATTTTCGGCGCCGATGCGTTCCGAACGGCTGCTGGCCTCGCCCGTCAGGGTGCAAAGGGTCTTGATGAGGTCGCCGCCTCCATCGCGAAAGTAGATGCCGCCGCTCAAGCCGCTGAGCGCATGAAGGGCTTCAACGGCCAGCTGGAACAGATGGGCGGCGCCGCTGAAGAACTGGCGATCCGCATCGGCGAGACTGGCCTTCTAGGCGCGGTGACGAAGATTATTCAGGGCATCGGCGGTTTCGTCGAAGCCGTCGGAAAACTTCCTACCCCACTCCTGGCGGTCGGCCTCGGCGTCGCCGGCGTCGCCGCAGCTATCGGCCCGGCCATCCTCCTGTCGGGCGCCTTCGCCGCATCGCTCGGAGCGCTGGCGACAGCGAGCGCGAACTCGGCCGTCTCGGCCGGTGTCTTGTCTGTCGCGCTGCGTGGCCTGTCGGCATCCATGAAGTTCCTGATGGGACCATGGGGCATTGCGATCATGGGGATTGCGACCGCCGTCGGAGTCCTTGCCGCGCGCGCCCGTGAAGCGACGCCGGCTCAGAAAAGCTTGGACAAGGCAACGTCTGACCTCGCCGGCGCATCTCGCGACTACGAGCAGGCCGCGCTGCTGGCCGCAAGCGCAACTGGCGAGGGGAAGAAAGCCGCGCTGGAGGAAGCGCGCGCGCGTCGTGTGAATGCCGTCGAAATCCTGAACGAAACGAAGCAGAAGATCGCGAACGCCAAGGCCAGCCTCGCCCAGGCCGCAGCCGCCCGTCAGGCCTACAACGCCCGCCTGGCGAATGCCGGCGAAGGCATGGGCACTTATGCGCGGGTCTCCAGTCGCGGTCCTCGGACGATGAGCGGCTATCAGGAAGACAGCCTGCGCGCGAGCATGGCTGAGGCCGAGAAGCTGGCGAAGGAAACCGAAGCCACCATCAACCGTATCGATGCTGGTCTCGCCGCGCCTCTCGGCGGTCTTGGTGGTGGAGGCGGCGGCGGCTTGGGTGCCGACACGGGCGGCAGCGGCGGCGGCTCGTCGTCTAGCCGGGACGAGGCCCAGCGCCGTGCTCGTGCCATCGAAGACATGCGCCATGAAGTCGATCTTCAGGACGCGCAATTTCGAAACGATCAGGACCGGGTCCGCATCCTTGAGCGCGAAGACGCGGTTCGGCAGCGCACCCGCGCGCTGATAGACGCCGGCATCGTCAAAGATGCCGCTGCCGCAAAGGTCGAGGCCGAAAGGGTCGAGGCCCGCCTGGATGCCGCGCGAGAGGCTGCATCCCTTCGTGAAATCAAAGACGACCGGCGAGACCTCGACCGTCGCCTATGGGAGATCGATGGCCGTGGCGACATGGTTCAGAAGCTGGAGCGGGAAGCCCAGCTGCAGGAGCGGATCGCCTTCTGGCAGCGTCAGCACCGAGACCTCGTGACAGCTACGGCGACAGCGGTCTCGGAGATGGCGGAACTGGACAAGGCTCGTGCTGATGCAGCCGAACGCACCGCTCGCTCAGCCGCGCGCCAGCTTGAGATCGAAAAGGCCCGGCTGAGCGGCGACACTCGCGGCGAACGCCGTTTGAACCGCGAGGCTGATGTCGAGGATCGCACGCGGGCCTACATGACCCGCGAGAACAACCCGCTTTCGCCCGAGGATGCACGCCGCCGCGCCGAGGCGGACGTCGCCGCGCTTGATGACGCCGAACTGCAAGGCAAATATCGGAGCTTCGTGAAGGGCGGCTGGCGCGCCGCGCTGGACGGCGACCTTGGGTCGTTCATGAAGGACTGGTTCAAGAACTGGTCGGCGAAGGGTCTGGAAGATGGCCTGAATAGCCTGGGCGACCTGCTGAAGCGGCTGTTCCAGAGCTTCGACCTTGGGAAGCTCGGATCGGGCGGCGGCGGGTTCAACCTGTCCGGCATCACCAACACCTTCAGCAGCATGTTCGCAGGCTTCAAGCTGCCCGGCTTCGCCAATGGCGGCAGCATTATGCCGGGGGGTAGCGGCGGCATTGACAGCCAAGTGGTGGCCTTCCGCAAATCTCCCTCGGAGCGCGTGGACATTTACACGCCGGGCAACGACGTCGGCCCTGGCGGCGGACCTCATTTCGATCTGCGTGGTGCGGTGATGACGGAGGACTTGTTGGCGCAGATGAGAACCATCGGTCGCACCAGCGAAGACCGAGCCTACGGACGCGCGGTGAAAGACGTGCCCGCCCTGGCGCAGAGCCAAACTGCCAAGCAGCAGCAGCACGCCGTCGGGCGCCGGAGGCGATAATGGCTGCGCTCGTTCTGCCTACCGATCCGGGTCCGTCCAAGATGACGCCCCGGCCCATAAGCTCGCGCAATGAGCAGCGGCCCGCCTCCCAAGGGCCGGTCAACCGCTATATGCGGCCCGGTACTCGGTGGGCGTGGGACAATACCATGCCGCCGATGACCTATGTCGAGAGTCTGGACTGGGACGATCTGCTGTCGGAGTCCGACACCGTCATTATGGATATCCTGCAACCCGGCCTCGTTATCGGCGAACCCGGTTTGCCCGTTGTCGACGGCGCAGGGCAGATCGGGCGAACGCTGAACCTGAAGGGGCTGACGGCTGGATATCTGTTCCGCAAAGGTCAGTGGATTAGCGTTCCGGTGAATGGTCAGCTTTTCGCCTACAAGGTTCGGGCAGCCATTACCGTCGGGTCCGACGGCAAGGTGGCCCTGCCGCTGCTGACGCTGCTGCGCCTGCCGCCTGCGAACAACGCCGCCGTCGATGTCGTCCGGCCGCGCGCCGAGGGCTTTGCGACCGTGGACCCGGCATCGCTTGAAGTCGGTGAAGACCGGATGGTCCGTCTCCGGTTCACCCTTGAGGAGCGCGAGTAATGGACGCTGCCTCGATCGCCGCGCGCAAGCAGCCCGTCTCTTGGGTCGTGCAACTGTTCAAATGGACGACGCCGGACTTCACGCTGCGTCTTTCGACAGGCGGGTTCGTCCCGTGGGGCAATGAAGTGTTCCTTGCGCGCGATCCGGTCATGGGTGTGCTGGGGGAGTTGCCGACGTTTGAGGACGGCATCGACAGCCAGACGACGCGCTCGACGCTGACGATCATCCCGCCTGACCAGGCCGGGTTGGCGAAGGCCGCCGACCGCAAGTATCAGCGCACGTTGGTTCAGGTCTGGGACGCCACGCTGGACGGCGACACCGGGATGCTGATCGGCGAACCCGACCTGCTGTTCCGGGGGCTGGTCGATTTCCCGCGCGTCGTCATCGGCGAAAGTTGGGAAGTCGTTCTGGAGTGCGGCACCGAAGAGGCGCTGCTGAACGAGCCGAACGAAGACCGGCGCCTGTCGAACCCGTTCCATCAATCCGTCTGGCCTGGCGAACTGGGCCTCGCCTATGTCACCGGCCTGGGCCGCAAGGTCTATTGGCGCGCGAACGCCCCGGCCGGAACGGGCGGCGGCGGATACGTCAGCGGCGGGGGCGGTGGGGGCGGCAACTACCAGGCCGCCTACTGATGATCGATCCGAGAGAGCGCCGCCGACGTGCGGCTGAAGCCTGTCGAAAGCGCTTCCACCACAAGCCCTACAAACCCGGCACCCGGGATTGCCCGCTGCTGGGCCTTCATGATCTGCGTCAGATGGGCGTTTCGGTTCCGTGGGCGAAAGGGCTGCGGTGGAAGTCCGAGGCTGACGGCCTGAAGACCCTCAAGGCTTTGGGTTTCGCCAATCTGATCGAGGCGCTGGACAGCCTGGGGCTAGCGCGGATCGCGCCGGCCATGGCGCGGACAGCCGACATCGTCGCTCTGCCGACAACACACAAGCTGGGCGCGCTCGCCATCTGCATGAAGGACGACGGCGGCCGGACGCTGCTCGGATACACCGAGGCCAGCCCTGACGCCGAGATCCTGACGAACGTCACCGAGTTCGCCCGCGACGGGCTGGGCTATTGCGCCTGGAGGGTCATCGATGGGTAAGGCCCTGAAGACCGTCGGCGTCATCATCGGGGGCGCGGCGCTGATCGCCACGGGCGTCGGCGCTCTGGCCATGCCCGCCCTTGCCGGGTCCACGACCCTGTTCGGCGTTTCAGTCGGGACGCTGAATACGATCAGTTCGGGTCTCGTCGCGGTCGGCGGGATGCTGGACAAGCCCAAGAGCCAGGGTTCGGCGGCGCCGGACGAGTGGACGTCCAATCCCGATCAGCCGATCCCCTTCCTGATGGGGCGCATGGGCGTCGCTGGCAAGATCGTCCAGCGCGACGAGTTCGGCCCCGACAATATGTATCAGGGCATCGTCGGGATCATCTCGGGCGCGGGACCAATCCGGGGCGTCAACGGCTTTGCGGGCGACAAGCAGCCGGTCACCTTCGGCGCCAACGGCATCGCCGTCACCTCCCAGTGGGAGGGCGAAATGTGGATGGTGCGCCGGGCGGGCAATCAGCCCGACACCGCGCTCGCCGTCCCGCCCGGACTGAAGTCAGGCGGCGCCGCCTTCGAATGGTCGCCAGCCGCGCGACTGTCCGGCAAGGCCTGCTATCTTCAGGTGCTGGGTGAGAACTCGAAGGGCACGGCCTACCCTGCCGGCATCCCTGATCCGGTCCATGATGCCGAGGGCATCTTCGGCTATGACCCGCGATACGATGACACCTATCCGGGCGGGGCCGGCCCCTGCCGCCTCGGCGTTCGCTCGACCTATCGCTGGATCAACGATGGCGGCATCGGCGCGCTGAACTGGGCGCTCGGCCTGGTCGAGAACGGTCAGGTCGTGGGCGGCATCGGCGCGTCGTTCGACGGCATCGACGTTCCCGCCTTCGTCGAGGTCGCCAACGTCGCCGACGCCAACGGCTGGACGCTGTCGGCCTGGCCCGACACGTCCGAAGACGCCTCGGCGGTTCTCGATCAACTGCTTCAGGCGGCCGGCGCAGTCCGGGCGCGCCATGCGGGCAAGATCAGCTGCGTCAGCCGGGGCGCGCCGCGCGCCTCCGTCGCCACGATCACCGCGCGCGACACGGCTGGCGACATCGAACTGGACACGGCGCCCAGCCTGTTCAACCGCCTGAACACCATCACGCCCCGGTTCATGAGCGAGGCGGCCGGATGGGTGATGACGCCCGCCAATCCTGTGTCGTTCCCGCAGTATGTGACCGACGACGGCGGCAAGCACGGCGACCAGATCGACTATCGGTTCGTGTCGAACCTGAAGCAGGCGGCCGAACTGGCGGCCTACGACATCCTCGACGCGCGCGAGCCGTTTTCCGGCACGATCCCGCTCAAGGCGCATATGCGCCACCTGAAGCGCGGCGACACGTTCGACATCGACGAGCCTGGCTTCCTGATGGACGGGGTGAAATGCATCGTCCTTAGCCGGTCCTATGACCCGAAGACGGCGCAGGTTCGCCTGGGCTTCCGGTCGGAGACGGACAGCAAGCACCCGCTGGCGCTCGGCAAGACCACGACCCTGCCGGCGTTCCCGGTCCTGACGCCGACCGATCCGACGTTCGTCTCGCCGCCGCTGCCGGGGGACTGGATCATCACGCCGCGTCCGCCTTCGGGCGACGGCACACAGCAGCCCGGTTTCGACCTGTCTGGCCTGGTGTCGAATGCGACGGCGACGGCGGTGATCGTGGAATGGGGATCGACTGCGGATGGTCCCTGGACGCAGGCCTATGCCGGTCCGCCGGATGTGACGAATATCCCCATCGTCGGGGTTCAGTCCGGGGCGACCTATTTCATCGCCGTCCGCTATCAGCGGAACTCCAACTTCAGCGACCGCTACGTCTATGGACCGTTTATTGCGCCGACGCTGACGGCGGGCGTTTCCGACCAGACCGTCGAACAGATCAAGGCCGATCTGGAAGCGATCCTGAAGGACAGCGACGCCTCCGAGGCCTTGGCGGAAACCGTGCTGCGGGAAATGGTCAACCGCGTGACGGCGCTGAAGTCGGAGACGCGGGCGCGTATCGCCGACGTGCTGGCGGAGCGGGCGGCGCGTGGCGAGGACATCGCCGAAGTCCGCACCGAGGCCAGCATCATCCGCGATGGGCTGGCGGCCGAAGTCGTGACGCGGACGGAGCAGATCGCCGCGACAGAGGTGGCGGTCGCGCTCGCTGAGGAGCGGACGCGGACCTACGCCGACGGCAAATACGCCCTGGTCGAGCAGAACTTCACGACCACGGCCGCATTCCAGGCCGGTCTCTCGACCACGTTGGCGGCGTCGCGGTCCTACACCGATGCGCTGAAGGCTGAGGCCTCACAGACCTATGCCACGCTCGTGGCGCTGGGTTCGGCGCAAGCCTTCACCCTCTCAGAGGCCAAATCCTACGCCGACACACTATCGGCGGCGGCTTCGCTGAGCTACGCGACCAAGGCGGAGATGGGGGCGAACAACGCCGCCACCCTGACGCAGGCGCAGTCCTACGCGGACACCAAGGTCACGAGCGCGCTGAACACGGTTTACACGCGGGCGGAAACAGACGCCGGCAACGCCTCTGTCCTGCAATCGGCCAAGGCCTACAGCGACGCGTTCAAGAGCGAGGCGCAGCAGACCTTCAGCACCAAGGCCGAACTGGGCGGCGTGTCTGGTCAGGCGGCGCTGGCCCTGAGCACGGCCGTCTCCGCAGAGGCCAAGGTCAAGGCCAAGGTCGGTCTGGTCGTTCGCTCGGACGGCCTGATTGGCGGCATCGAGGCGGAGAACGACGGCACGACGTTGGCCATCAACTTCCTGTCCTCGATCTTCAATCTGTATTCGACCGGCAGCGGGATTCAGTCGTCCTACATCGAGGGTCGCTGGTATCTGCTTGATCCCGATGCCGGCGTCCGCGCCCTCTACGGCCTGCCCTTTGGCGGAGCCGACAAGCTGGTGTGGTGGATTGGCCCGAACACGGTGCCGATCTTCGGCGAGACCAAGGGCAATGCCTACGTTTTCATGTCGATGGTCGCCCCGCGTTTCGGCGGCAACGACATCCAGAACGGCGGCGCGATCACTGCGATCACGAACACCGGCTTCATCGGCGGCGGCCGCAACGGCGCCGGGCCGGTCCAGACCAGCAACACTGTCACGGTCACCGTCTCGGGCGGCACGGCGGGCGCGACCATCCGCTGGGTCCGCCTGAGCGGCGACAGCCGGATCAATATGAACGACCCGACCGGCTTCTCGACCGGGGCTTACGCCACCATCGGCGTCGGCGAAGTGATCAGCGCTTACTTCATGGGCGCGGTGACGAAGGGCGGTCAGTCGGCCGTCGTCTATGTCCAGGTCGATCTTAGCGACAACGGAACCTGAAGGAACAACCGCATGGCCAAGAACCCCGCCGACACGATCCGCAGCCGTCAGGCCGCCGCCGCGCGCGAGGCCGCAGCGCATGACGCGCCGCTGCTCGAAAGCGCGTCGGAAATCCTCACGCGGATCGGCGCTGACATCACCGCCCTCGCCGCCTTGGGTCCAGACCTGATCACCTCCTACGTCGCGATCCATCTGGCGGCGCTGGAGGTCGATCACGGTCGCGCCGTGGGCGCGGTTGCAACGGCGCGCCAAGCCGTAAACGCCGCGCTGGAGACGCCGACCGATGGCTGATCTGACCGACGCCCAATGGGCCGCCGAGGTCGCCGACATCATCGGCGATCTGATCGCCGGGACCATCACGCAGGTTCAGGCGCAGGCGCGTTTGGCGACCGCCACGGCGAACTGGCCCACGCGCTCGCTGTCAAACGCTGGCCTGGCTGAACTGATGTCGGAGTTCCTGGGCCAGCTGGACGGGCTGATCTCCTACAAGCGCGCGCCGACGCCTGAAGACGGCGTGATCGGCGCCTACTATTTCGACGCCCTGAACGGCGCCTTCTATGGTCCCAAGACCGTGGCGGGCTGGGGCGCGCCTGTCTCGCTGGTCGGGCCGCCTGGTCCGAAGGGCGACCCCGGCGATCAGGGTCCGCAAGGCCCGGCCGGTGCGACCGGCGGTCAAGGTCCGCAGGGCGTTCCCGGTCCGCAAGGGGCCGAGGGCGACAAGGGCGAGACTGGCGATGTGGGTCCGGCCGGACCTCAGGGCGAGACCGGAGCGCAGGGCGTTCAGGGTGTGACCGGCGCGAAGGGTGACAAGGGCGACACCGGCGATCAGGGGCCAGTCGGTCCGGCTGGTGCGAAGGGCGACAAGGGTGATCGGGGCGAGGCCTTCACCGTCAACGCCCAAGGCAATCTGGCGGGCCGCGCCGCCTATGACAGTCAGGCTGCGGGCTTCTCCTATCTCGATGTCGAGAACGGCAACCTCTATTTCCGCACGGGCGCGTCGGGCTGGTCATCGGCCATTCCCTTCGGCAAGGGCGACAAAGGCGACCAGGGCGACGTGGGTCCAGCCGGACCAGCCGGGCCGAAAGGCGACACGGGCGCGCAGGGTCCGCAGGGTGTGGAGGGCGCGCAGGGACCGAAGGGCGACACGGGCGCGCAAGGCCCGGCCGGTCCGACCGGCGCTTCGCCACCGAAGGGCACGGGCGCGGGCTTCCGCGCTGGATCCAACGACACCGACTTCCTGACGCCGAAGGCCGTCTATGACGCCTTCGAACAGGTCGCGCTGACACCGGCGCAGATGGCGGCCGGGCCGGACTTCGACACCTTCTTCAACGGAACGGTCGTCCTGAACGGCAACCTGACGATCGGCGCGCCGGTCAACGCCAAGCCGGGCAAGTCGGGCACGATAGCCATCGCCCAGGACGCGACGGGCGGGCGACAGGTGGCGTGGAATGCGGCCTATCGTTTGCCGGCCGGCTTTGCGATCCAAGCGACGGCGAACGGCCTGACGATGGTCCCCTATCAGGTCGGCGCGGGCGGCGTCGTTCGCATCTTCCCGCCGTCGAAGTGGGCCTGACCGATGTTTCCAAATGCGGGGATCATGGCGGCCGGGGTGGCTTCCGGCCGGACATATGAAGAGTTTCAGGCGCACATCGCCACGCTTGCTCTCGATGGCGATGTCCAAAACGGCGACAGAGTTCCTGCTTCGAACCGAGACGTGCGTGCTTTGGTGAACGGCGACACGATGAACATGTACGGGTCGCCGTGGAACACGCACTTCGCAGGCGGAAACAACGTCACGCAATACATGTCAGTTGTCCGGCATTGCTTGCCATCTGAAGCGGAATGGAACGCCCAGCTTTCGAATGGTCGGCGCGTCTATCTGAAAATCCAAAACATCAGCTACAACTCGACTTATCAGGCCGTGAACCGAAACGGCTATCAGTCGCAAGGCATCACCTTCACGGACTTCCTAACCCTGAAGGTCACTGATTTTCTGTTCTGGGACGGGACGAAGGCGATGCGGATGAATCCGTCAGCCGGCACCGGCCCAACTCCCTACACATGGTGATCTGATGACCTGGCATCTCGACGGCGCGCCTGTGCCTATCGACCCGACCTCCGGCTATCTCTGCATCGGCGGCGATCAGTTTCCGCCCTCGTGGCCCACGGATGAACTGGACGCGCTGGGCGTGGTCTGGGTTCAGCCTGAGGCCCCGGCGCTGACGTTGGACGACGCCAAGGCCGTCGCTCGTGAGCAGCTGCGCGCGATCCGCTGGGCGAGCCATATCGTCGTCACCTTCAACGGCGTGGCTTTCGCCTCGGACGACACCGCCGCCACGCGCCTGGTCGCCGCCATCAGCGCGCGGCAGATCGCGCAAGGCATGGGGCTGGAACAGGCGGGCGCGACGGCGGGCTGGGAAGCCAAGGACGGCTCAACGGTCGCTATGACGCTGAACGATCAGCGCGGCCTGCTGGTGGCGGGCGTGGCCAAGACCCAGCGGGCCTTTGATCGGCAGGCGGTCCTGATGGCGGCGATCGATGCCGCCGAAACGGTCGAGGCGGTGACGGCCATCGATCTGACGGACGGCTGGCCTGCGTGAGCCGGTTCACGGCGGCGCAATACGACCTGACCGGCGAGACGAAGAACGGCCGACCGGTCGTGTGTCTGACGACGCCGCTGGACTATCACGTCCGCTTCCTCGGCTCCGGCTGGGTCATCACCGCCCCGGCCGGCTTCTGCTGCGACCTGGCCAGCCTGCCGATCTGGTTTGCGCGCACGAAGGCGGGACGTCGGCTCGCGGATCTGATCGCGCGATCGGCCATCGTCCATGACCGGATGCGGCAAGACCGAAACTGGCCCAAGCTGCTGGGCGACTACGTCTTCCTGGAAGCCATGGGCGTTGATCGCGTGCCGCTGGGCTGGCGGCTGATCGCCTTTGCCGCCGTGCTGCTGAACTTCAACCGAACCTGACGCGTCCGCCGCTCGCCGGCTGATCAACACCGGCTGGTAATCTGGAGGGGCGGATGATTGACCCGCGTGATTTTGCGTCGTTCTGGGGCCTATGCGGCGGCCTCATGTGCGGCGCAACTGAGTTGTTGCTCGCCTACTCCGATCGGGTCGGCAGTCCCGAGGCGCGTCGCGCTGCATGGCTCCGTCTTGCGTTCGGCGTGACCATGGGGCCGATCATTGCCGAGGCGCTGACAGTCCACTTGGTGCTGAAGATTGTTCCGGCGCTAGCTTTGCCGGTTCCCGCGATCATCTTGGGTTGGATGATGGCCAACGACCCCCGCAATCTCATGAACCGCCTACAGAAGATCGTTCAGGCGGCCATCTCAAAGGAGCCGAGCTGATGCCCTCCGCACACGGCCTACTCGTCATCTTCACTGCCTTGATCTTCATCGCAAGCGCAGGGTGTGTCGCACAGATCGGCAGGCTTCTCAGTCCGACCTATGGCACGCGACTAAACGCCCATATCGCATGGCGCGTCCTGCTTTGGCTGGGGGCTGTCATTCTTGTCGGACGGGCGGTGACGCTGCTGTTTCCGGGTGAAGCTTTCGCCGTTCACACGATGACGCCGATGGTCACCCTCGGGGGGCTTGTGACGCTGGGTCTGGCGCTATGGAAACTGGACGATGTCATGCGCGAGAATGACCCGCCGCCTTGGTCGGTTCAAATCATGCGTCTCGTCGCTGCGACAGGCTGGACGTGGCTGATCGCAACGACGGCGATGATGACGCCTGCGGCTACGGTCTACGACGAACCGCCGTCTGATCAGCGAAGCCCGTCGCAAACGAGGCGGCTTATGATCATGATGACCGCCGGCTTGGTGATCGCGGTCGTTGTGGCGCTGATCATAATAAACAGTCCAGCAGCGGCAAACTGACACGAGTGCGGCAGCCTGAAACTAAACCGCTGTTGGAGAGGGCGAGGCCAACGTCAAACGGTATTGAGCTAGTGCCGCATCGACAAGCTCCAACACGGAGACCGCTTTGACGCAAACGGCTAGGTTTATCATTTGATGAATCTGAGCCACTTGGGACGTTACCACGGGGGCGGGAACTTGGACTATCGACCCCAGTTCAGTGCGGTAATGGCCCGCCTTTAGCACGCCGAGGAAAAAAAGCCGGCGGCCGCCAAGGCTCAAGCCCTGCCGTCCCATCACGACTCCTTCGTCGAGGACGAAAACCGGCGATCCTGATGACCCGCCAAACACTGCAACATCGAGGAGAAAGTCTCGATTGCCCTGGTAGTCGATCCACGGCGCCACGGCAGTTGTGCCTCGCCTAATAACGGGGAGATTGTTCGCTTGGTCGTAAACACCGTTAGGATAGCCGACAACGAACACCGGATGGGCCGCTGATAGCTCCCGGATTTGCTCAGCAGATGGGACTATCGAGCGTCCAACGGCAGAAAAGTGTGGTTTGAAACCGCTGTTTCTAAGCCGGTTCACTATCGGTCCCAAAGCCAACAGGGCTAGATCCACTTCTGGGTCGGGGTGCATCGTAATGTGCAATTCGCCAAGCTGCACAATAACTGCTCGCCCCGGCCCTTCTGACCGTGATCCGTCTTCTGATGTCCCTTGAAGAGTAAGTTCAACAGCAGTCACGCCTGCTAACACATGACGATTCGTGATCAGAAATACGACGCCCTGATCGTTAACTAGATCATCTGTCCATACAAAGCCCGTGCCTACTCCGGTCCAACTCGCATCTGAGAAACCCCTAGTCCGGATACGAACAGTGGTTGAGGGCATCTGCTCGGACACTGGCAAAACCGCAGGCGCGTTAGTCATCCGAAACCCTTAGTCAGCTTCTTGAGATAGCGTCCCCGCAAGCTCTGCGCGGCAGGAGTTGCTTAGAGGCGTAGTGGCTGACGGCTTCGCTAACTCGCGCAGCTAATGCGCGCAACCCCACAATCTGGAGACTGACCATGGGCCTGATACCGGCTGACAGGTTTCGCACGTTTGCGCCTCGGGCGACGGCGGGCACGCGCGAAGCGCTGGAGGCGGCGGCGACCGCAAAGGGCTTCACGGGCCTCGTCCTGGCGCATTGGCTGGGTCAGATGTTCGTCGAGAGCGAAGGCTTCACGACGCGCGAAGAGAGCCTGGACTATTCCGTCCAGGGGCTGCTGGACACCTTCGGCCGTCATCGCATCAGCAAGGCTGACGCTGAGAAGTTCGGGCGCATCGATAAGGTGATCGCGGGCAGGAGAACGACCGTTCGCCGTGCGCATCAGAACGCCATCGCCAACATCGTCTATGGCGGCGAGTGGGGCCGCAAGAACCTGGGCAACACCCAACCCGGCGACGGCTGGAGGTTCCGGGGATCTGGCGACAAACAGATCACCGGCCGCGAGAATATCGAGGCGTCGGGATTTACGCCTGACCAGCTGCGCACCGATCCCGTCGCCAGCGCCACGGCGTCGGCCGACTTCTTCGTCAAACACGGCTGCGTCGCACCGGCGCTGCGCGATGACGTGAAGGGCGTGACCCTGAAGGTCAATGGCGGCGTCAACGGCCTGAGCGACCGGATCGACGCGACGACGGCCGCAAAGAAGGTGGTCGGGCTATGAGCGCGCTGATCCGCCGTTTGGCGTCCTGGGGCGTCTCGCCACTGTTCGCCTTCGCCTTCGTCGTGGGCATCCTGATCGTCGCCGTCGTCGTCGTGCTCAATACTTGCGCGCCTCGATCGGAGGTCAAGCGGGTCGAGGCGAATACGCGTGTCCTGGTGATCGACGGGACGGCGAAAGAAGCGGCGGCCGAAGAGCGGCTGGCCGACACCACCACCATCAATGACCGCAAAGAGGAACGCGCCAATGCGACCGCTACGTTGCCTGACACCCGCCCTTCTGATCGCCGCGTTCGCCGTGGCTGCGTCATCCTGCGCCAGCAGGGAACACGTGACGCCGATCTTCCCGTCCAGTGCCGATCTGCGGGTTGAGGCCAAACCCCAGCTGTCGCCGACCGTTCTGGACAGCGATGCGGCGCTTACGGCGCACGATGACGCGGTCGAGGCCTGGGGCGATCGAGGCTGGGCGGCGGTGGGGCGCATCTGTCGCTGGGCTGTGACCAGCGGGGCGGACTTGCCGTTCCGATGTCCGCTGCCTGCGACGCCGCCCCGACCGGGCTAGACCATTTCGTTGACGTCACCGAAATGATCCAGCGTCGAGCTTCGGCTCCGCTATCGAGGCCGTCATCCTTCGGGGTGGCGGCCTTTTGTTATTTTTGCCCTGACGCGTTGGATAGGCCGGCCGTTACCTCGGTTAGCCGATTCGCGCGCGCAACTAGCCTTCGTTCGCACCGGTAAAATCGTTCCGATCACTGGTTCGTGATAGAAAAATCTCGTCCGGTCATTCGCCTTCGAGAGGCTTGGGGCCGGGGTTTCCCACGGCTGATCAGACTTCAGCCGCCGATTCGCCCACAATGCTCAGGTCAAGTCCGTTGACCAGTCATTAGGCATATGCGCCCTATAGTTACGTTGATGTCGGAAAGACAAAAGCCGCTGGCGCGGGAACGCCAACGGCCTCTGGTCTGACGACACTGTCGGGGTCTGGATCGTCCGGCAGCGAGTTTCGCCAGCTCTCTCGAGCGAGATGTAAACACCGCTAAGCGGAATTCGTCAACGATCCGTTGAGGCCTGCGGGCCAAATCACGGACTGACTAGAATGCAATACGCTTTGAAGGTCTTTAAGACCGAAGATCGGATTAACTTTCGGACGATCAACCGAGACGGCGAGCCGTGGTTCGTTCTGGCCGACGTGTGCCAGGCGCTCGAAATTGTCAATGTGCCTCAAGCGGCCACCCGTCTCGATGACGACGAAAAGGGTATCATCACTGTAGATACCCTTGGCGGCCCGCAGAAGCTCACCATCATTAACGAGAGCGGTCTTTACAGTCTGATTCTCACCAGCCGTAAGGAGGGTGCGAAGAAGTTCAAAAAATGGGTCACGTCGGAGGTGTTGCCGTCGATCCGGAAGACCGGCAGCTACGGCGGCCGTGTGCCTGCGTTTATCAAGCGCTACAACGAGAACTGGGATCGCATCGAGCAGGGGCACTTCTCCGTCCTGAACGAACTGGTGATCCGCGTTTGGGGGCGTCTTGAGCAGTCGGGCCACGTCATGGCGGACAAGGCGCCGGACGGCACTGAAATCCGCATGGATGGCAGCGTTGGCCGCTGCTTCAGCGACTGGCTGAAGAAAAATCATCCGACGATTTCGACGTCGTTCTCTTATTACATGCACAAGACCGCACAGTGGGAAGGCGAGGTGCGGCAGTATCCGATGTCTATGCTCCCGCTCTTCCTGGAGTATGTCGATACGGTTTGGATTCCTGAACGCGCTCCTGACTACTTCAAGACCCGTGATGCGGCGGCTCTGCCGTATCTCCAAAAGTTGCTTCCCGATCCGTCGAAGCCGAAGGCGGGCATGATGAAGCGGCCGACGCTTCCCTATCGCCGCAAGTGATCAGACAGGCCGTCATCCTTCGGGGTGGCGGCCTTTTGTCGTTTGGGCCGCTTGCTGGCGCTTCTTGCGCAGCAGCACCTGCCGATAACTGAACATCCAATCGCTGTGCGCTTGGAACCGAGCATTCCCCGCCGCCGTCATCAGCCAGTCCCTCCGCATCCCCTGATGGACCTGAAACCGGACCATGCCGAGGCAGTCTCCATTCGTGCAGATCGGCAAGCGATCGACGAGCGAGAAGCTGGCGCCCTTCGCCATTGCGATCTTGCGCAAATCCACGTCGGCGAAGTCGTTGCACCACTGGCATTGCCGGGTCGTCCGAACGCCGCCCTCGATCAGGTCGCCGACGGTCGTCGCCTTCATCGGCGCGAAAGGCGCGCCGCCAGCCTGTGGGTCTCGTCCGCCGTGATCTTGGCAAACTGACCCATGCCGAGCGCCAGGGCGGCGCTGACTAGGCGGTCGTTCTCTTCCTTCGAAACATAGGCGACGTTCGATCCCGGTCCTGGTGTCGCCGGCAGGCTGGGATGAGGCGGCGGATTGGGCGAGGCGCTTACGGCAAGGTCAGCTTCGAGCTGCGCAAGTTCGGACTGCGGCATTGGCTGTGACGAACCGGGTTTGTCGATCATCGGCTTCTCCCTCGCCGACTTCTTAATCACGACGTCCCGGCCCTCCGCAAGCGTTTGTTCTGCCTTTGTTCCAATATCGCTATCGGGCTTGGCCCCCTTATCGAACGATGCGCGGCCCCGGAAACCATCACTCCCGCAGCGGATCTTCGGTCGACTGGTTTACAGGTCGCCGCAGCCTAACCGATTGAAGTCGCGCCCTGTCATCGGTGACTACGAATCTGAGGGTCGGGCGTTCGAATCGCTCCGGGTGCGCCACTTCTTCCAAACAATACGACTTAAAGCGCGGCGCCGATTTACGCGGGCCGTTCACCGCCTCGCGATACGTCGCAACGCATCGCGAGGGCTTCTGCGCGCGCCTAGAACTGTTTCGACAACGACACGAAGGTGCGCCAGCCTTTGTCGGGCTGGTTATAGGGCGCACGGGACAGGGGTTTGGCGAACTCGATACGCAGGGTGGTCTTGCGGTCGAAGGTGATGCGCGAACCCACCCCGGCGGACGTCAGCTGTTCGGACCAGTCGCGACCGGGCGTCTTGTTCCACACCTTGGCGGTGTCCAAGAAGGCGAAGGCCTGGGCGAAGGTGATCAGGTCGCCTTTGGGATCATATCCGATCCGCGCCTCGATCATCCCGGCGACGGCCTTGTCGCCGCTGGCTTCGCCATAGTCATACGCCCGGCCATAGGTCGGGCCGCCGACGAAGAACTCTTCGGAGCTGAGCAGGGCGTCGTCCGACCATTGGCCTGAGGCCTCGACGTAGACGCCGACGTACTTGCTGAGATCGCGATAGGCGCTGACCTGGGCGTTGACCTTGAAGAATTCGCCCGTCGCGTCGTAGCGCGTATTCAGCGGCGAACGCTCGGTCGTGGCGCCGAAGGCGTCGATCCCTTTCGACAGCTG